GAGCGGAGATAACGCTAATCCCCGTAGTATCACAACAGTATTTGAACCTGATCTTGTCTGGATTAAAGCAAGAAATCAAAGCTACACCCACTCTCTGTATGACTCAGTACGTACAGCTAGTTCACGCGCATTAGCCTCTAATACCACTGATAAAGAAAACGGAGCTTCAGATAACTGGGACACTTCTAATGGTTATTTGTCTTCTTTTGATTCAACAGGATTTACTTTGACCGGTGGACCAAGTGCAAACTACTGGACTAATAGATCTGGGGTTTCATACGTGAGTTGGAATTGGGACGCCGGAGACGCAACCACAACAATTGCTGCTGGTGGATTAAATAGCTCGTTGTATAACCAGAGTCAGACGTGGAGCAGTGGCACTCAATCCGGTAATGCACCATGGGGCTCCAGCTCTTGGGACTACGTATTCAACGGCGTAATACCATCTACTTTTGACCAATCAAATCTTGTTTATCAAGTTGCTAGTGGAGGAGTATTTACATTCTCATCTGCAATATCTGGTCGTATTCAGGTGTATGCTGCATTAGGAAGTAGTGGTTATTTCTCTGGAAATACTATTGTTTTGTCGGACGGTAGTTCTCAAGAAGTAACAAATGGCAATAGCAACTTTGTTTTATACGATTTTGGTACTAAGTCAAACATTACATCAATTACATTAAATGGAGCAGGTACTTCATCAGGTCTAGGTGTGCCAGGTATCTTGCTCGATGGAAAATTACTTGTGGACGCTGGAGTATCTATTACGACTCCAAGCATCCCATCAACAGTCAGAGCCAACCCAAGTGCTGGGTTCTCGATTGTTAGTTATACGGGGAATGGAACTGCAGGCGCAAGTGTGGGCCATGGATTGAGCGCATCTCCTGAATTTATCATTGTCAAAACACGAAATACCACTGGAAACGGCTGGAGGGTATATCACAGTGCTCTTGGTAATACGAAATACATTCAGCTCGACTCCAGTGACAGAGCTTACGCCTACACCGACTGGAATAACACAACCCCTTCTTCTAGCGTTATCACATTAGGAGCCAGTAGTCCGGCACCGACAAATACAAACGGAAATACTTACATTGCCTACTGTTTCGCACCTGTCGCGGGCTATAGCGCATTTGGTTCGTACACCGGCAACGGATCTGCTGATGGTCCGTTTGTGTCACTATCTTTTCGCCCCGCACTGGTAATAATTAAATGCTCTTCTACTAGCAATGCCTACACAAACTGGGATATTAACGATAGTGCCCGCGATACTTTTAACGTAGCAGATGCAACCTTAGCCGCAAACATATCTGATGCTGAAAATTCTGGAAATATTGGCACGCAAAATATAGATTTTCTTTCCAACGGTTTTAAAATCAGACAAGCAACAAGTTCTTCAAAAAATTTATCTGGTCAAACATACATATACGCCGCATTTGCTGAACACCCATTCAAAACCGCTCGTGCTCGCTAATTAGTTTTAATTTTAATCTCGCTAAACTAGGTTGTAAAGAATTAGATTATGGCTCTTCTATATTCCTTTCAGAATAGGGAACCTGCGCCGTTACCCGAGCGGATCCGTCTGGAAGATGGTATGACCGTGCGCCCTCCTCTTTCTGTAGAGGTTTTGGGAGAGCTGGGTTATTCAGGACCAATTGCTGTTCCCAGTTTTGATGCCGAAACCCAAGTCCGGGTTTGGGACACGAATGACATGGTGTATCGGGTATTGGACCTGGCACCACAAGAACTCGAAGCACGAGCACTTAAAAAGCAGGCTGCAGCAGCAAACCCCCGCCAGTTTTATAACGGCCTGATTTCAGGCGCTGCATATCAAGAGATCCGCAACCAAGCGACTGAAAGTCTGGCGCTGACTGTTGCATGCACCGAGTTCATCGCAGCGATGTCGGATGCCAAGGCGGGTGATCCAAATTTCCCTGCTATCCAGGCTTGCATCAACAACATCCTGGAAGCTTCTTCGCTTGAAGACGAGCATCTACAAGAGATCTATGAGCATGCAAACGCTGCTGGTTTGTGGGGTTTGATCTCGCTTGGTGATTTTGAACCCGAGATTCCTGAGCCTGCACCAGAGCCAGAACCAGCTCCTGCACCTGAACCAACTCCAGAGCCAGTGGTGATCACCCCTGAGTCTGAGGAAGAAGAAGAGGGTGAAGACACGATCATCTTTAGTGGTGGCACAACATCCGCCGGGATTACATCAGGATCCTTCCTTTCAGGCACCCAGATCTTTGGATCTGCTGGCGAAGATGTTGTGACGTTCGACGATCCTCTGGCTTAACCCAGGGCTAAAGCTAATCCCAGGGATGCTCCACCGCCACCACTTGCGGCAGCCCAACTAAGTGTCCCTGAACCATCTGAAGTCAAAGTACCGGCAGCATCAGTTGCGGGCAAAGTCCATGTGACATTTGAGCCAACAGTTGCTGGTGCCCTGAAAGCAACATAATGAGAACTATCGGCATCCATGAATTTCAATGGCGCTTGAGCAGATAGCTCAATATCGCTTGTGAATGCAGGTGATGCGAGGTTTGCGTAAGTACCAGATAGACCACTACTGGTGACAAAGCCCTGACTAGTCACGTATGACTGTGTAGCCAGATTATCGATACTGATCGTTTGAGTGCTGGTCGTGATCGCATCGACCTTGACTGTTCCGTATGCCATCAGAAATTACTCACTGTCCATGTGGAGTTTGCAGGTACTTCTACTGTGTATCCGTTGGCAATCTCCACATCACCAATAGATAACCCATTGTATCCATTTGTGAGATTGACATTTGAATCTATAACTTGTTTGGCTTGGAGGATTGGACCTGATATTCCACCTCCTCCACCAGCTCCGATTTCAACAACAGAGGCAACACCACTCGCTTCTTTGCGTGTATAGAGTTTGCCATCAGTTGTATTAACTGCTAGCTCTCCAAGACTGAGTTGTGAGGTTGTAGGTACTTTGCCTCCAACAGAACTACGCTTTACGCGAATGGTGTTAGCCATAGATCAAAAAACACCCCCATCTAGAGTTACATTGTCGATCGTGTTGTTAGCACCAGTGATTGCAACGTTAGACATAACCCGAGATGCGTTCAGCACTTGAGTATTGGCAATCATGAACGTGCCACTGTTCGTGATATTAATTGCTTGATTAAAAGTCCAAGCGTTTGTTGCGCTATACCAAGCGATCTCCTTCGCAGTGGCCCCAGCCAAGGTCAAGCCACCGCCGTTAGCAGTGACATCTGTTGGAGTTGATGTGTCACCAAGGAGGAGGTTTTTGTCCTCCACACGAACTTCGGTCGTCGACAGAGTTGTCAACGTCCCGTTCACGGTCAAATCACCGGTCACGACTAGGTCGTTACCAATGGTCACGTCATCCGGTAGCCCAACAGTGATCGTGGTTCCGGTGTTGCTGACATCTACTTCATTGGCAGTACCCTGAACGGTCATTGACCCGCCCAGATTCATCGTTGCGCCGTTTACCGTGACACTGCTGTTAGTAAGCGAGCTGTTGGGGATACTGGCTAATGCAACTACACCAGTGATGGTGTTATAGGTGACACCAGATCCAGTGGTAGCGCTAAGGGCTGCTCTGCTACGAGTATCTGTGTAATACAGATTGTTGGCACCCTCGCCAATATCATCAGTGTCAATACCAACGATGGTTGCGGCACTGAATGTCAGCGTGCCGGTGAAGATTTTGTCTCCGTTGATGGTCTGGTTGCCAGACAGGGTTGCGTAGGCACCAGCGCCTGCAATCGCCACCACACTTGTGGCTACACCAGATCCGTTATCGCCGTAGCCGTAATAAAGAGTGTTATCTGCAGCTACTTCGTTGTATGCCAACTCACCCGAGGCGAGCGAAGTTGGACTTCCAGATGCACCATTACTAGCGCGGCGCTTAATTTTGAATGTTACGGCCATTTAAAAGGCACCTCCATGCAGGGTTAGATCGTCATCCAGAACATTTGTAGGGCTAAATACAGACCCATTCCATTCCAGAACTTTTCCTTGGTCCCCTGATGTCAGGGCATCAATTGCAGCGGTGTCCATAAATGAACTACCGGCAAAAGAAGGGCCTTGCGGACCCGTAGCAGTGACAGTGACCACATTTGCATTTGGAGCTCGTGTGATCGTGACTTGACTATCAGTCGCAGTCACTTTGACGACACTAGAAAGTGTCGGTGTAACTTGTACTTGTGTTTGGCTCATTACACTCCTGTAAAACCAGGATCAACAAACGCCCTACCTTGCAATAAGTAGTATTTATCTCCTCCTGGTTCGGTGATCATGATGTCGTACTGACATTCTTCTGTGATTGCCGCCGTTGTTGTGGCTGTCAGTTTGATCTTGAATTTACCAGTGGTTTGATCAGTAAAGGACGTTGTAAACGTTGCTACTGTTGCAGTGTTAAGGCGATTGACCAGCTTTCCTGCAACTGAGTAGCCGGACATATTGACACCATTACCTGATGCATCCTTATACTGCAGATCCAGTGAAAAGGTTGCCCCTTGATGAATGGTTATGTCGTAATTACCCGGCTCGATCACAGCATTTAATGGCCAGTCTTCATATCCAGTTTAAGACATTTAATCGTTTATAGTAAGGTAAAGCGATTTGTAGTTTGTGGAACCCGTCATCCCCCTAAGCCTTGTGCTTGGACTATTAGGTGGTGGGCTGTCTGCTGTCCTAACGCTAGGCAAGAAATTTGAAAAAGTGGACGACGAAATTCAGGAACATGTAGCTGTTCTCGATAGACGAATCGACAAAGTAGAGCTTGTTTTGGCAAAGGACTTTGTTTCTAAAACAGATCTCATGGCCATGATGGAGCGCATCGATGATCGCATCGATCGCATGGACAATAAACTTGATCAATTACTTATTGGTTACAATAAAAACGCAAACTAGTCTTATTAGTAATGGGCCTAATTGAATCGCCAATCTTTTGGATTGTGCTTGCTGCTGTATCAGAAATCTTGGCAGCTATTCCTAACGACAAGCTGAAATCTAATTCCTTGTTCCAGCTTGCATCTGCTGCACTGAATTCCCTACTGAAAGGCCGAAAAAAGTAAATTGGCCACCGGATGGTGAGTCCATATGGACGTATAACTCACGCTCTGTATGGGAAGACATTCGGCGAATGATTCGTGAGCAGAAGTTTTACAAGCAACTGCCATCCAAAATCACTCAGGCCGAACAAGCCTGGTTAGCCAGCCAGCCAAAACCCTCTGCACCAATGAAACGCTTCATCGAACATCCTTCTGATGGTTCTGAGGTACAAAGACTTTTGGGTGGCGCAATGCAAATCAAAACTGACTTTACTGAAGATGACAACCTTTGAACAAGGTAAGCTCATTGATTTTTTTAGGTATTTCGATCCTAATAATGAGAATCATTTAGAAGCGATTATTCGTTTCCAAAAAGATGTTGAAGAGGCAGATCCTGGTTTGGTTACTGATTTTGCTGATTGGGTTAAATTGTTTCGTGCTCCATTAGAGTATGTCCAACCAGCAGAGAAGATTGATAATAGCTGGGAGGGTATTACAACTGCCGCTCGCCAAGCTGGAGCCAAGTTCCCTGAGCTTGTTGCCGCGCAATGGGCTTTAGAGAGTGGCTTCGGTAAGTTTCCCTGCGCTCCTAATAACTTCTTTGGTATAAAAGGTGGTGGTAGAAATCCATCTCTTTATTGCACTCAGAAAGAGACCAAAGAGTTTATTGACGGTCAGTGGATTACTACTTGTGCCTGGTTCAAAAATTTCCCCAATATCCTTGCGGGTGTTCAGTACGTAGTTAATCGCTGGTATAAGGACTTCGACGGATATAAAGGCGTAAACCGAGCGGAATCGCGTGAGGAAGCAGCTCGTCTTTTAGTTGCTGAGGGTTATGCCACTGACCCTATGTACGCGGATAAGCTTATCAAGCTTATGGCGCAGCGTGTTGTCATTCAACCCATCTCTAAAGATGTTGATCTAGACGTGCAATACTTTTCTCAGCTTGATTCTGAGACAGATCAAGGACAGCGGATGTGTTTTTCGAGTTCTTGCGCTATGGCCTTGGACTATATCTCGCCTGGGATTTTGCATGGGCATAAGGATGATATTTATCTAAACCGTGTCAACGAGTTTGGAGATACAACAGATCCCTATGCTCAAATCCAGGCACTAGATTCGTTTGGAGTATCCGCTGTTTTCCGGCAAGATCTTGATATCGCGGATGTAGAAGCACAACTCGACGCTGGGTTTCCTGTTCCTATTGGTGTTCTGCACAAAGGCCCATCTAGTGCCCCTGCCGGAAATGGTCATTGGATTGTTGTTGTCGGGAAGGGCCCTGGTTATTTCCTGGTTAACGATCCTTTCGGAGAGATGAATGTTGACTCTGGTGGGTATTTTGAGAACACAGATGGTGATCATCTCAAGTATTCCTATCAACATCTTCTTCCTCGTTGGACTGTTGAAGGCAGCTCAACTGGTTGGGGAATCATTATTAACTAAGACTTAAATGAAACAAGGCGCTGCATTCTTTTCTGGTCAACCCAAAAGAACTCGTATAGGTAATGGCAGGAGAGTTAGAAGTCTTACTGCATCAGGTAGAACTAAACGCTCTAGTCGCAGGAAGGTTTATAGAGGTCAAGGCAAACGCTAAGCGTCTTCATCTTTAAATCTTTTCCACCCTGTAGCTAGAGCGTATATCTCAGGATTGGCCTCTAAGGGTGCCATTTCTGAGAAGCCACGTTTCCATCCGTGGCCTTTCATTACCTCTTCCACTTCTTCTTTGATTTCATTTAGATCTTCTAAGGTTCCTGTAAAACGAAACCTTACGTACTTTACTTTTTCACCCATGACGTTCTAGATCGCTATTAAAAATTTCCTTATGGAGCTCAATAGCAGTTTCTATGCTTTGACGGGCTTTA